CTATCAAACTTATCAAAGTAATCATAAAAGACCTCAACACAATGTAAAGCCTGATCTCTGGTCAAGTTCATACTCTAACGCCTTCAAATTTAGAATTAAACTTTCTCTCTCTGTTACCGAAAGTGTTTAATGGTTTATCAGGTATACTTTGACCAGAATCAGACAAGTCTTGTTGTGCAGAAGCCTCAGCATCATAAAGTCTCATCTTAGAACGATCAACACCAATAACAAATTTCTTGTTCATGTTTGGATCACCATAACGATTCTTCAACTGCTTAACCATGATCTGATTCAACTGTTCAAGTTCTTCGGTACTAATCAAAGCAAACATAAAGTCGGCAGTTGCAGGCAAACCAAATGATTCTGAAGTATCTTCAAGACCAACATCGGTGTTACTGAAACCACTACGAGTAGTTTGTGTCGCAGATACAATTGGCACACCAGCCTCAACAGCAAGACCTCTGAGTTCTTCAGCAATAGATTTAATGTAAGTGTACGAGTTAACCGAACCACCTTGTTTAATTCTAGATGACGAACAGATATTCAAATAATCAATGAAGATAATTTCTGGTGTGAAATTCTTTTTGAGTTTCAACTCACTCAATAATGCACGGAAGTGTCCTGCATGTGCTGAAGCGGTTGGATACTCTTTGATGATTAATTTGCCTTGTGTCTTACTCTTGAGTGCCGAGAATCTTCTTTCATAATCTTCTTTAGGAATTACGTGCAAATCATCCATCGTGACGTTCAACATGTTTGCATCGATACGTTCAGCAATTCTCTCTTCAGCCATTTCCATGGTGATGTAGAGTACATTGTGACCTTGACTGATACAAGATGCAGCAACGTGACACATAAACAGAGACTTACCAACACCTGTTCCAGCCAATGCAATATTCAAAGTCTTTACAGGTAAACCACCTTTGGTGATTTTATTAAAGAAGTCTAGATCAAACTTAATCTTCTTTTCTTTACGATGATAGAAGTCAAATCGTGTTTCAGAATCATTCAAGTAATCGTGACCAACGTTCTGATCGAATGATACACCAAGTGCATCGGACAATAGTTTAGGTATCTCACCTTTGGCACGTTTACTGTCCTTGTCATCAAGAATACCAACAGATTCCATAATTGCATTATAGATGGCTTTGTCTTGACAAAACTTCTCAGTTTGTTCAGTCAGCCAATTGACTTCAGATGGTTCTGATTTTCTATCATCCAACTCTTTCAAAAGTCTGACGGAAGACTTCATTTGTTCTTCCGTCAGGTCTGATGAATCGGTTAGGTTAATGATAAGAGCTTCATGCGTAGGTAAAACTTTGTATTGATTTACAAACCTTTCTACTTCTTTGAATACACACTTCTCAGTATTATCCGAGAAGTATTCACTGTTTAAGAATGGTAAAACTTTACGTGTGTATTCCTCACAATAAATTAAATTCTTCAGTATCGTCGTTTCGAGTCGTATCATGTTTTACCGATTGGTTAATAATAATTTCTGTTAAGATTTCTCCTAACAGTGTAACAAACTCCGTGTCTTTTTGCAACTGTTCTTCGGTATAAATTGTTGATTCCAACACTCTAAATTCAAAGTTAACCGTGGCAAGTTCACCTTGTTCTTGAATCTTCACAACACCGTAGTAGTAAGTTATATCTCGGTATTTACCATTGAGCAGTTTGATACCTGTTAAATCACTATCTTCAATTTTATGAAAATCAAAATCAACACCTTCAAGCGGCGTCTTCATCTTCTTCCAATTCTTCCAGAACTGGATCTTCTCCCAAAAGGTTCCCATGTGTAATCCCATATTTGTTTTTAACGTAGTCTTTAAATTTCTGATTTGTCAGGATTGGATCCCAAAATTCAGAACAGTTAGTATCAGCCATTCGTTTGTTTGGTCCCAGTTCACCGGTTTCTTGGTCAACTGTTGCATACCATCCGTTCTTTGGTTTCGTGACAAACTTTCCTTCAAGTGCAATGTCCATTAATCCAGAGTATCGTTGAATACCACCATCGAATGTGACCAAGAATGGAAACTTGGATTTTTCACGAACGAATCTAGACTTCTCGATATTGATGGTGAAGTTGTAACCAACCAAATCAGTACCGTCTTTCTCTTGTGCTTTACCAATAATGAATACTTGGTTAGCTGAGTACATGCCGCCAGTGCCGCCAGACATAACTGCCTTCGAAAACATTTCCATTGTTTGATAGGTATGATTAACCGCAATACAAGGAATATCTTTAGTGGTCAAATGTGGAGTAACAATACGCCAGAGAGATTTCATCACCCGAGCTCGTGTCATATCAGCAACAGATTTTTCATCAAGTGCATCTTCAACTTCTTTCTTTGATGCCAAGTTGCCAACCGAATCGATGAAAATTATCACTTTGTCGCCACGTTCGATTTCAGATAAACGTTTTGAAATATCAAACTTTAGTTGTTCAAGGTGTTCGATGGGAAGGTGTAACACACGACTGGTATCAATACCATTAGTCTGAATGTAATCTGGTGTGATACCAAATTCAGAATCGTAAAACAAACATACCGCATCGGGATATTTGTCCATATATGCCTTGACCATTACTAGACCAAGTAAGGACTTAAAGTGTCTTGATGGACCGGCAAGAAATGTCAATCCGGAGATTAGACCACCATCAATATCAGCAGACAAGGCCAAGTTGATAATGGGTACTTCTGTTGGAACTGGATCTTTCTTGTTGAAGAAAGTCGATTCACTCAGTAATTCTGCTGACTTAATGGAGCCAGACTTTCTCATTTTTTCTAACAAACTCATAATTTTCCTTTGTGTGTTGATTGTTTTAAAGAGGGGGACTACCCCTCTTAATTTTTATTTATACTGCAAAGAATCATCCAAAGAAACTTTCTAGTGAATTTACCTTGACAGGACTCCAGCCGATACAATCTAAAATGATCTTGACAGGATCCAGATAAGCCTTATCAAACTGCATGTCATAATTCACATATTCCACAAGTTGAAATTCTGCTGGCAATCTACCTGGATATGAAATGACCGTATCTTTAAAAGGATTAGGTTGTTTCAAATAAGTAAACTTCAACTTCTCACCTTCTTGAATTAGAGGATACTTTTTCTCCAACTTCATCTGTTTCAGGTAATGATTGTATAGTAGAGCACCTTTAACGTGAATAGGTGTGCCTTTCTTATACAGAGAATTTGAATCAGAATATTCTTTCAGACCATTGACACCTCTTGGAAAAGAAATCTCTTCTGGTGGAAGACTCTTAAACTCTTCTCTGAATTTCTCAATAAAGTTCTGCACATCCGATTCTGTACCTGTAATCAACAACTTAATTGTCTGATACATCTTCTCACGAATAGCAGATGGCGTTGATGATTTAACCATCTCAAGACCCATTACTTTCAGGTGAGGTTCATTGTATTGAACACCTTCGTTGTTGTACACATTAAGAATGTATCGTTTCTTTGCTGTCCAGATTCCTTTATCAGAAAGGCCTTCTCGTTTCATACGCATCTTTTGACTGAAAGCATTTACATACTTTGCCAATTCTTGATAACTTGTATCAATGTATGGTTGAAGTTTATCTTCACAAACTTTATCCATAAATTCGATTACTTTATTGGCAGGCAAAGATGAACCACACACTTTATCAACCAAGGGACCAAGTCTCATGTAAATAGAGTCTGTGTCAGAAGCAATAACATAATCATCATTAGTCTTAAGAATGTTATTCATATACTCATTCAATTTCTTTTCAATCCAACGAATCGACAATTGACCGGCAGTAGTGACAGCAATCGCTTGGCGCAGATCATAGAAACGGAAATACTGAGAACCCATTGCACCGTAAGCAGAATTCAAACCTACTTTCTTTGCAAGTTGTAGGTTGTTATATCGAGCAATACGTTTCTCGATTTCATACTTCTTAGAATCATCAGTCTCATTTTCATAATCCTGTTTAGCCTTAAGCATGAGTTTCTTAAACTTCTTACGATCTTCATACATATCTTCCAACATCTTAGGCAAGAAGCCTTGTTTGTCGGTTCTAAACAGTTGACCATTGGGTGTAATGGTACACTGCATAGGTTTTAGAAATGAAGTATCAATCGATTTACTCAATAAATTTTCAACATTAACTTTAACAATTTCTTGTTCATATAATTCTATGGCTCGAATCTCTTCGAGCAATTGTTCTGTTGTTAGTTCTTTGACATTACGAAACATTATTTACACCATTTTTTTCTATTTTCGGTTCGAGATAGTATTTGCAGATTATCAGGATGATGTAATCCACCTTTAGCTAAGGGAATAATATGGTCAACTTCGTGACCATTAGGACAATTCAAATAAAATTCTTGCAATTTTTTCTTATCTTCTTCTGTCATCTTCGGTGTTTGATTGAGCATTCTGGCTCTTCTTCTAGCACCAATTTCATTTCTAATTTTTCGTTTATGCTCTTCGCCGAGATATCGACTTTTCTGAGCACAAGAATAACCACAATATTTCGAATCATATTTCTCACTCTCGGTTCTAAATTTTTGAGTATGATACTCTTTACCGCAATGCAAACACGAAACTTTTATTTTCCTTTCTTTATTTTTACACTCCAATTCAAAAGATTTTTTTATATCGAATTTTTGTAAACATTTTTTGATATTTGAGTCTGAACAACCAAAATGATCCGCAACTTCATTCCTACGCATATTTTTAGTTATAAACAACTCATATAATTTATCTTTAGTTATGTTGTATCTCATATAAACTCCAATAAGTAACCACAAACACTTATTTAGTTTTTTCTAAGCTTCAACTCCTGTCTTAGTGTTTGTTTTCTTTCTTCGATATAATTCCTGTCTACAATATTTTCCGGTGAGATTGAATATTGCATCATCAAATGCGGATACAAAGAGTCTAAGTCAAACGATGCCACCCAATGATGCATACCAATCTGAGGATCCTTTACATAAGCACCCTCGAAACGTTCACTCTTCTGACTGTGTGTTTTGGGAGGAACAATGATGTTCTTTTCGAGAAGATTATTATAGATTAGTGCATCCCACATGCGAGTCTGTGCAAAGATATCTTCATAGTTACACTTTGTATCATATGCAAGAGTTAATCCCATTTCGATCAGTTTCAGTTTATCTTCGAGTCGTAAAATCAAATCAACGTCTTTGATGTTATACTCAATAAACTTCTGGTAATTTAATCGATACAATTCATGAAGACTATCATACTCATCATATGAAAGTTTACTCTCACCAACTTCTACGTTAGCG